CAGTTAGACCATTAATGAAATATTTGGCTGAAAATCATCATCCACATACTTCAGTTTATGTTACATCAAGAGAAACAGCATTATCAGAATTTCAACTATGTTTAAGTACAGATGAATACCTTGTAGATTAAAACCAAATGACTGAGCAGCAGATACAAACTAAGATAAAAAAGAAACTCCAGGAGCAAGGGTATTTTGTAACTAAGTTAATAAAGACCTCAACAAATGGCATTCCGGACTTATTAGCTATAAAAGACGGAAAGGCGACTTTTATTGAAGTAAAAAGACAAAGTGGTATATTATCACCACTTCAAGAGTTAAGGATCTCAGAGCTTAAAAAACACGGGTGCATTGTCAAAGTATGGTCCGACTTTGAAACGGATTTCGATTAAATTTGTTACAAAATCACTTTTTTAGGTTATATCAATATAATTAGTATATTTGTCAAATGATTAAACCTTACACGATATCGACTCAAATGTGGTTAGAACAAGAGGACGACAATCTCGGACTTAACGGCTCCTTTGTAGATTTTAGAGTCAACGTCGATAGTATTGACGGATATTGGGTTGAGTCACCGGAGGAAATTGTGTTAATTATTCGAGGAACGGCCTATTATATTGAGAATGAAACTCACATTTTACATTTTTTAAGTGAGTTTTTTAATCCAATGCGATTGTGATCATTCACGAACTTGCTAAAAAGGACGCTCAGTGGCGAAAAATGGCTTTACAAATATGTAAATGCAAGGACTTAGCGGACGAGTTGGTGCAAAATATGTACATTAAATTATCCGAGAGGACCATTCCAGTCTCAGACGGATATATTTTTGTAACTTTGAGATCATTATTTTATGACTCTCTTAAAAATAACGATATTTTAATCGACGATTTTAGTAAATTTGAGATTGAGGACGTAGAATATAGCGAGGGAATTGATTACTCAGACCTTGCAAAAGATTTAACCTGGTATGAACGTACTATGTTTGAGCAATCGACACTCCTAGGACAGCGAGAACTATCGAGACAAACTGGAATCCATATTCAAACAATACACCGGATTAATAAAATGGTAAAAATAAAATTAAATGGACGGAAAAAAGATTAAAAAATATAATATCGGAGATATTGTATTTCTTATTACAGATAAAGAGCAAGTTCCGAGACAAATTACCGGTATTTTACAAAGGCCTAGCGGATACGTTTACTATTTAAGTAATAACACGAACGAAACTACTCACTACGATATAGAATTTTCAACCGATATTAATATTTTAACGCAATTATTATAATGGCAAAAAGAAAGACTAAAAAAGAAATTCAAGGACTTGGCGATGTTGTCGCAGCTGTCACCTCAGCCGTAGGGATTGAGCCTTGCACCGATTGTAAAGAGAGACAATTTGGATTAAATAGATTGTTTAACTTTAAAAAGGTTAAGTCAGAAATGACTCCAAACGATAAGGAGCATTTTGCTTTATTTTTAGAGGCAAAAGGACAACGGATTGTCGATGCGAGACGAACAGAGTTAAACTTCGAGGACGTTGACTATTTAAACGGATTATATTTACATTATTTTGGAATCGATAACTCCAATTGCCCAACTTGCTCAAAGGTCCACGAGACAATAATAAAAGATTTATATAAACTATTTAATTATGCCAATTAGTTTTGATTACGACGGAACGCTCTCAACTAAAAAAGGCAAAGAACTAGCCTCCAAATTTATATCAGAGGGTAAAGACGTCAGAATTTTAACAGCTCGAGACGAATCCGGAGACAATTCCGACTTATTTAGTACAGCAAAAGAGCTTGGCATCGATAAAATTTATTTTACAAATGGACGAGACAAATGGTCCTTTGTACAAAAGTATAAAATTAGGGAACACTATGACAACAACAAAGAGCAAGTTGACAAAATTAACGAAAAAACAACGTCAAGAGGAATTTTATTTGTTTCTTGACGCGGTTATTGAAAACGCACCAGACGACGTCTCAGCTAATGAAATTTGGATGCCGGATAACTTGTTTAAATTACTAAAAACAAAGTCTTACAGAGGCTACAAATTCTTTACGTCGATGTTTTTAGACAATAATCAAATCATTTTAGGCAAATATTCGGGAGAGTCTCAAATTAATTAATTAATTTAGATTAATTATGGATAAGAGAAAGTTAAACGGAGGGCATTCAACCAAAGCGACAAGAGTTGACGACAAACGTCTAATGACTAAGTCCGAAATGCAAGACACTTACGAGAGATTGAAACCTTTTTTACCGGAGGCAATCTTACAACTTGAGGCAGCGATGCAAGCTGGAGAGAAGTGGGCGATTGAATTGTGGTTTAAGTACTTCTTTGGAATGCCAAGGCAAACAATTGATCAGCATATCAGTATTGAGAAACCGATTTTTAATTCCTTAGATTTGGATGTTTCAGAAAACGACGGCGCAGAGTAAAATAGCCAAGCTAAAAAAGAGAGTTCGAATTGTACAAGGCGGGACGTCAAGCTCCAAAACATTTTCGATATTGCCTTTACTTATTACTTACGCTATTCAAAATCCATTCTCGGAAATTAGTATAGTTAGTGAGTCAATTCCTCATTTGAAACGTGGAGCTTTAAAAGACTTCCAAAAAATAATGTTATTAACTGACAATTATAAGGATCAAAATTTTAACCGGTCATCCCTTAAATATACATTCTCAAATAATAGTTATATTGAGTTTTTTAGCGTGGACCAACCCGACAAATTACGAGGCGCCAGGCGTGATATTCTATTTATAAACGAGTGCAATAATATCGACTTTGAAAGCTATCAACAGCTCGCAATCCGGACTAAAAAATTTATTTACTTAGACTACAATCCGACAAATGAATTTTGGGTACAAACGGAACTCGTAAACGATCCCGACAGCGACTTTGTTATATTAACCTATAAAGATAACGAGGCCCTCGATCCGGCAATTGTCAGAGAGATTGAGAAAGCAAAAGACAAAGCAGCAACCTCAACTTATTGGGCCAATTGGTGGAATGTTTACGGACTCGGACAACTCGGATCGCTTGAGGGAGTCATATTTCAAAACTGGGAGCAAATCGATACCATTCCAACCGAGGCAAAGTTCTTAGGAAGTGGACTCGATTTTGGTTACAGCAATGATCCAACCGCTCATATAGGAGTTTATGATTACAATGGTAAGATAATTGTTGACGAGTTGATTTACTCAACCTCACTTTTGAACTCCGATATTATTCGACTAATGAAACAGGAAAGGACGGCTCCAATTTGGGCGGACTCAGCCGAGCCAAAAAGTATCGAGGAGATAAGACGCGCCGGATACAATATTAAGCCGGTTGTTAAAGGAGCTGACTCAATCAATTACGGGATCTCAGTACTACAGCAAAAGGAAATCTTAGTCACTAAGTCTAGCACGAATTTAATTAAGGAGTTGAGGAGTTATAGTTGGGACGTAGATAATACCGGCAAAAAACTTAACCGACCTATTGACGAATTTAACCACGCAATTGACGCACTCAGGTACTTCGCAATGATGAGCCTGGCAATAAATAAAAGCCGTCGCGTAATAATTACGTAGTTTATTACGTACAAAAAGTTAAATATTGTACGTAATAACGTACAACCAAAATAAAATAATAAACAAAACAACATTTTTCAGTTATATATATATGAGAGTTACAATTCCAACGGATTTAAAGGAGATTAAATTGTCTCAATATTTGAGATATTTAAAAGTATTAAAAGATAACCAGGACGATGAGACGTTTGTTTGTATTCAAATGGTTGCTATCTTTTGTAATTTGAGCGTGGCCGATGTTATGAAAATACCAGTTAACGACTTCGCTGAAATTGTCGAAAATTTGGCTAAGGTATTGGACCAAAAACCTCAACTCGTTAGGATTTTTAAATTAAACGGCGTTGAGTACGGATTTATTCCAAACTTAGATAAAATGACTTTGGGAGAACACGCGACAATGGACTCACTACTCGGAACGGATGAGAATTTAAGTTTATTAATGTCGGTTATGTACCGGCCAATAACTAAAAAGGCTTTGCCGTTTTATCAAATTGAGGCCTACGACGGAGACGAAAGCAAAGCGGAATTATTTAACGATGTCCCAATGGATATAGTGACAGGATCAATTCTTTTTTTTTGGACTTTAAGCAAGGATTTATTGAACAATATCCTATCGCATTTGGAGAGCAAGGCGATGAGGGAGGGGAAATCTCTCGAGGAGGCTTTCACGAGCGCTGGGGTTGGTTTCAGTCATTTGTTAGACTTTCGCGTGAGCTTGGAATCAAACCTCGAGAAGTTGGAAACGAGCCTCTTCATGAATCACTCACGCTATTATGTTATTTAATAGACGAAAGCAAAGAGGAGGCAAAACAAATTAAAAACCATTTTAAAAAATGAGAGCATTTTACCAGGCAATTGAATATATTAAAACGACGCTCGAGAGCGCGCCACTTTTAAACACGATCACTCACGGGACCGATATAATTGACAACGTCAAAAAAAATATATTTCCACTAGCTAACATTAATATCCTAAGCTCGTCAATTAGCGGAGGAGTTGTGAATTTTACTTTTGAGGTTGTCGTTGTAGATATTCGAAATATGTCAAAGGTAAATGTTAAAGATAAATTTTTAGGAAATGACAACGAACTTGACAACCTTAACACTTGTCACGCAATCCTAAATTATATGATCACTAAAATGAGGATGCAAAGGAATGAGAATGATATTGAGTTACAAAATGATCCGTCACTACAGCCAATTTTATTAGCTTTTACAAATGCGCTTGACGGCTGGAAGTGCGATATTGAAATAAGCGTACCTAATAACGATTTTGGAGTTTGCTGTAATGGAGACTAAATTAGTACAACAGGCCCTCGATGAGTTTGGTAAGTCAGTAGTTGAGAGAGCTAGGCTTAATTTAAAGACGGGAGGACGTTACGGAACGCACAATGCCTCCGGTCAATTATCAAAGTCCTTAGATTACAAAGCAAAAGAGAATAAAAACTCAATCGAGTTTGACTTTTATGCGGAGAGTTATTGGGCGCAATTAGATTTCGGAACTAAGGGGAGCGAGTCA